CAAATACCCTTCCTTAGATCAACTTTGGTGTTTTGAAAACATTGCAAGATGTCTCCCGGCTCCCCCAGTGAACGATCCAATCATCCACCAGGCCATTGAAGACACAAGATCTCGCTTGTGTTCCATACCGGAGTATAAAACGACTCCCTCGGTCCTCCGAAAATTAACTGATTTTATTGTTAAAGAATTCGGACCGGAAATAGAGCGAAACCGCAGCATCCGCGCTCAGAGATTTAGACTCCAAGCTGGTCCGGCTGCGTGTAAAGAGACTTCGAGAGCTAAAGGCGGCGCCTACAGATACCTCGCAGACAAGTACCTTCAAAAGATGACACAATCGTCAGATCGATTCTCGATCGTGAAGGCTGCTTGGCGCGAGAGTAAAGTAGACGAGGAGAAAGCTTTAAGAGAAATGAAATTCGTGGGCGATCTAAATTCTATCCGCCTAGATCAAGCCCCAATACCTAGCGATCTCCACATTAAGCTCTTTAAGTCAAAAGCCTATACAGAACCCATGGACACAAAAGCTACATGGGAACTAATGTCCCGTCCACAAGCCGAACAACGTCGAAGAGAGGTTCCTAATCAATTAGGTCGTACGACCTTAGGAGCCTCGTTGTCCGGTTGGGCCGGTTTTGTACAGGCAGAATATAAAAGAGAGAGGGAGAATTGGCCAGTCTCCCAAGACGATCCGCTCCTAAGAACGGTCCCAGTAGACCTCACCCCTGTAGGAGTTAATGGGTATAAGGTCCGCGTGGTGGCTAAGGCTCCTGCGGCCTTCGTAGCCTCTATGATACCTATCTCTGATCAGGTATCTCGGCTCATCAGAGGCCACCCAGCGCTTTCTGGTGCATTCTCCGCAAATCCAAAGGAGATTGCTCGTCGACTCTCTAAGCTCCATAAAGAGGGTTTCCTGTGTGAATCTGACCTATCCGCAGCAACTGACAACATAAATCAAGACTATGCAAGACATGTTGTCAAAGTATTATCAAAGTTGCTAGGATGGAAGGACATTCAACTCCAAATTGCCCTTGAGTCAGTCTCATCACTTCACATGGAAACCCCTATGGGGTCGTTTGAATCACTCCGTGGAACACAACAAGGCTTTCCACTTTCATTCTCGATCTTGTGTATACTACACCTCTTTGCGTGTGAGAGGGCTATTCAAAACAGGAAGGGGCTGCGAAACTATGTCATCTTTGGTGATGACTTTCTAGCGCACTGGCCCAGACCTGTATTCGAATCTTATTTAGTCCACCTACAAGAGCTCGGTTTTAAACTCAATAAATTAAAATCACATATATCTCGCTCTTGCGGTACCTTCTGTGGGGAACTATACCTACTAAAACATAGGTGTAAACTTGTTCCCCGTAAGGAATACCCGGTGGTACTAGGAGAGTATATCTTCAAGAAAGTTTATAAACCAAACTCCCTAGCTAAGAAATTCGAATATGCCCATATCACGCATAAGCCACGCCCATTCCTCTCGGCTGTATTTCTGATTCCGGGAGGTCAAACTCATGGTAAAGATAGAGTCAAGGACCTACCCACGTC